CCCACGTTGTCAAACACCTCAATAGTGTGGCGGTTTAAGGCATAGACCTCGTTTCGCAATTTCAGCAGCGCAACGACCGGATCTGGATCAGCTTCGGCGCTGCCATATTTCAGGGGATCAACGGCGAAAGGGTTATTCAATTCCGTCACCACAAGAAATTCGCCGTCCGTGGTCATGAAATAGCCATCAACCCAAACCACGTCCAAAACCGTGCCCAGGTCGCCATCCGTCACCTGTTGCAGATCGGTGCCGTTGTAAAGATACAAGCGCCCGGCGGATGCAATCGCAAGATAGTCAAAGGAATAATCGAAGGTCGCCAGCTTTTCATTGCTGCCAACATCGCCAATATCGGTCAGGCTGCCATCGGCGGCAATCCGCACCAGCCTAGAACCCATGACGCGATAGCATTGCCCGCGCCATTCAATCCCGGCCCGATCCACGTCTGGCCCAGCGCCCTGACTGACAAGCCCCTCAGCCGGGCGCAGATAGCCATTTGAAATCCCCTGCGGCATCGGGACCGGCGCCATATTCACGGGGTAAGCCGTCCGAAAGTCCGGGCTGCTATCCGTGTAAACGCCGGTCAGGATCGGAATTTGCACTCAAACCCCACCTTCGCCGGGCTGAATGTGAAGCGTAGTGCCGGAGGCGCTGATATGCGCCACGTTGCCTTCGCCCTCGCCCTTTGAAACGATAATTTCCGAACCCGCCCGGATAGGCGTATCGGCGGTTGTTGCGGTTTGCGTGCCAATGCCCACCCGCACATGGCAGATATTGGCGCCGCTGTTTACAAGCCGCACGCTTTTGGCTTTTGGGTCAACCGTAACCTCTGCCGATGCGGCGGCAGGCGTCACCACCTGATTAGCGCCACGGGCCGGGTAGAATGGTGCGCGAATGGTCATGTCTTGTTCCTTACGCCTTCATGATGATCCAGTTGGTGCCATCGCTCACAAGCTCGGCCCAATTCCCCGCCGTGCCGGATACAATGGCCGTGCCCGCCGCGCCGCCCGCAAGCGGAACCACGTCTGACGAAGCGCTGTTGATTGCCTGCGCCTGAATAGTTTTCATCACCACCACGCGCCCGGTATGGCTTGCCGGCGCTGGCAGCGTCACCACGCAAGCGGCGGCGGGCTTGTTGTTGATGATGTAATCTTCCGCATCCCCAAGCGTGAAATTTGCCGTCTTGGTGACAGGTGCGGCGCGGCGCAAGCCCGTGATAGTCGGCGCGGTGCCAAACACCGCCGCTCCGCTGCCCGTTTCATCAGTCAGCGCCCCCGCCAAATTGGCGCTGGAAGGCGTGGCCAGGAATGTCGCCACATTGGCGCCAAGGACGCTTGCCAAAAACGTCGCCATGCCGGCGCCAAGGCCGCTGAGACCAGTCGCCACGGGAAGGCCGGTGCAATTGGTCAATGCGCCACTGGCAGGCGTTCCAAGCACGGGCGCCACCAGCGTCTTATTGGAAAGCGTGTCAGTTGTCGCGCGCCCGACAAGCGTATCAGTGGCGGTCGGAAGCGTCAGGGTGCCCGTGTTGCTAATGCTGCTGATAACCGGCGCCGTCAAGGTCTTATCGGTCAGGGTTTGGGCGCCCGTGGTTGTCACCACGGGGACACCACCAGCCTGCACCACGCCCGTTCCCTTGGCCACAAGGTTTAGGTTGATGTTTGTGTCATTGCCGGTTGCACTCAGGCTGGGCGCCCCGCCCGCCGCCGCATTGGTAAGAGTAACCTCATTCACCGCCGCCGCCGTGGCAGAAACGCGCAAAAGCTCGTTGCCGTTCACATCGTTGATGCCGGTCGAAAGCGTCAGGCTGCTAAAGTTGGAACCCGTATTGCTGGAAAGCGTATACCAAGTAGCTTGCAGGCTATTGAAACGGATCGTGAAAAACCCGCCAATGCCAAGCGCGCCAGGCGTTCCAAGCAACGTGCCGCCATTACCGTTCACGGTCAGCGTCACGATGCTTTGGGAAGAAACGACAAGGATTTCCTGCCCGTCAAAGCATGACGCAACCGGCGGCAAGGTAATGGTGCCAGCCGCAAAAGGTCCGGTTGGGTTGATGATCAAAAACAGGCTTTGCGTTTGCGCGCCAAGCTGAAGATTAAACCCGCTCGAAGTCGGCGCGCTTATTTGCGTGGTGTAGTCAGGATCGGCAAAATAGGATTCAAAGAACGCCAATAACGTCGAAAGGCTGGCGCGGCGCGTGTCACCTTCACCAGGCGCATAGACCAAGATGTTATCGCCTGCGCTCAGGCTGTTGATCGCAGATAGTTGGTTGATCGTCGGCATGGCGTTCCGTTCCTACGGTTCAAGCGGGCCATCAGGCCCCACCAAGACAGGATCAACCGGCCCCGGCATGAATGGATTGTCAGATACCCAAGGCCGGTTGCCCGCGCCCGCCGGTAGGGTTTTGGGGAATTGCATTTCCGAAGGCATAGCAGCCCGCGCCAGCAACGCCTCATAAGCTTGCCGGGCCGATGTTTTCACCTCCACCGCCACCGCCTTGCCGTAAGCTGGGGCAAGCCTCAGTGCCAAGTTGGAAACGATGGCCTCAACCGCCCGATCTGGAATGCTTGTTTCTTCATCAAGGCCGCTATCCTCTGGGCTACGCGGCAACGGATAGGCAATGCGGATGCCCTTGCTATTCCAAGTCGCCAGCATCGAATCCATGCGGCGCAGCGCCGATTCCATCTGTGCCGGCGTCAGGTCAAAGGTATAGGCCGCAAGGCCAACCTCTTCAAACGCGGCTTCGATAAGCTGGCGCTTGGTGTAACTCATTTCACCGGCACCATCTTGGCTTCAATCTCGGCGATCAGGCGCTTGTCTGACCACCGGCCATCCACCTTGACGCCAAGCTCTTCCGCTTTCTGTTCCAATTCGGCGCGCATTACGGGCGCGTCATCGGCAGGCACGGGCGCGGCCTCTGGCGCGGCTACAGGCGGTGCCATCGCGGCGGTAAGGCTATCATGCCAGCCATCAGCCAAAGCAGCCTCTAGCGCCTCTTGCGTGTCAATACCGCGATAATCATAGGTAACACCAGGCGGGCCAAAATGCGCGCCAGGAACACGGTAAAGAATAGTTGGAAGAGGTCTCATTTTGCACCTTTCGGCGCTTTACCGGGTTTTCCAGCCTTCATCGCCGCCGTGCGGGCGGTATTCAAAGAAATGGCCACCGCCTGCTTTTGCGGTTTGCCAGCCTTCATTTCCTTTTTGATATTGCTGGAAATGGAAGCCTTAGAATAACCCTTCTTCAACGGCATAGGAAAGCCTCCTGCAAGGGGTTTGGGCGGGCCGTGAAGCCCGCCCAAGTCATTACTACAATCGATAGGTAACAAAGGTATCAGCCGCCGTCTTGCGCGTGCGGAAACGCGCGGTGGCGCCAGCCGTGCCAGCCGTTGCCGCCGCCCCGACAATGGTGTGACCCGTATCAACCGTGATCGTAAGCGCAAAGGCCGCAAGCGTAGCAAGCGTCCAATCAAAACTATCATTGACAGCCATATTGGTCGCCAAGTCCAATTCCGCGCCGGTTGGTAGCTGGATGTTCCGGCCCGTGGTAGGGGTCGCAGTCACATAGCCGGTCAGCAGGTTCGCTGGCGAAAACCCCATAGAACCGCCATCAGTAATGTTGGCAGGCGTCACCTGAACTTGCGCGTTCAAGCGCCCCTGCTGGACCACAGGATCCGTGCCCACCTCATAAAGGGCAGTCACGCCACCGGAGGCTTCAATCACAATGACGGCGCCGGAAGCATACGGGCCAAACACCGTCTGGCCATTGCTTACGGTGCCGATCAGCGTCACCTGATCCGGGTAATTGGGATACCCCAGCTTGCGCGACACTTGCGCCGAACCTTGGCACGCAACCGCGATGCTTTCATTCGCCGGAATGATGATGTCGCCAGAATTGCCCTGCGGCAGAACGAAACTCGAAAAAGTAGCCATGTTCGTGATCTCCTTCTGCTGCGATCAGGTCTGGGAAAACATGATGATGCCGCTCATTTGCGGCTGTTTGTTCACCACGCCATAAAGAGTATCAAGGCGATACTTGGTCTTTTGCGTGTTGATGTCATACTGCTTGGACATGACCAATTCGATGCCCTGGTCAGTCGAAGCCCGCATGACAGCGGCGCCGGCATCGCTCGGGATTGCCAAACGGCCTGGCAGGATTTCCAGGCTATCCTTGTGCCAGAAGGGATTCATGAAGTTGGTCACGGTATTCAGGAACACGATAGCGGCAGTGGTTGAAGTGCTGGCAGCCACGCAATTCTGATACTGCACTTCTGCATCCGTGCCGCCCTGCGCCGTGATAAGCGGCGGGGAAATCACCAGCGTCGTCGTGCTTGGCACGCTGATCACGCGGAAGGTTTTCAGTTGCCCGGTGGACTGTTTGGTGATGTGATGCACCGCTTCAATGCCCGCGATAGTGAAGGCATCGCCCGGCGCCACGCTTGTCGTGCTGGAGATTGTGACAGTCTGGAAGCGGTTATCCACATTGGAAACTTCGCCAGTTGCCGCAACGGAAGTTGCCTTCGGCACATAGAACTGCGCGCCCGCAACGGTCGTATTGATCTGCAAGCCAGCGCCACCAGCGGCGGCAGTCTTGCGAAGGGCATAATCCAGCTTGTAGGTGTCAAAGCTGGCCACCGTGCCGACAAGGGCGCGGCGCAGCGCGTTATCGCTGGTTTGGTTGCCGAAGGAACGGGTCACGGCCTGAAGATTGCTCGCCATGCCGTTGTAATCGCGTGTGGAAAGCGCCAGATAGCGGTCCTCCATCATCACGCCTTGCTCGTTCATGATGGCTTCGCACTGCGCCACGTCATCAAAGCCGGACGCGGCAACCGTGCGCTTCACAAACAACGTGCCTTGCAGCGCCGCCACGTTCATGATCGCCACGTTGATGTCCGACGCCAGCTTTTGCTTGGCCGCATCGCCCAGGCGTTGCTCCTGCAAGGCATCGCGCAATTCAGTGCCGGTCATCACCCATGGCACGGAACGCTGAAAGCCAATCGTGGCCGGGACGGTCAACTGCGTGTAATCATCGAAGTTGGCAGTCATATCGGTCCCGGCATAACTGGTCGCGATATAGGGTTGCGGACGCCAAATGACGTTGTTTGTGCGCTCCATCATCACCTGATCGGTGTTGTAGATCGCCACATTGCGGGAAAGAACCAGTGCATCCTGAAAGCCTTCAAGGATATTCTCGAAGGCGATGCGCTCTTCTTTGCTGAAACTGTTTGCCATGTTTCATAGCCTCATGATTGAGAGATGGGGATTGTTGCCATGTCTCACCCATAAGGCCGGGCGGCTGCCGTTTTATGCCCTCTGCGATTTACGGCTCGCGACACCTGGGCGCCAACACTTTACGCCAGCGCCCGGCTTGGCGTCAATCACTTTTTTGCGGCCTTCTGGCGCTTATAGGCAATGACCTTGGTCATATCGCCAGTCTTGGCGGCTTCATCGCGCAGCCGCTCCAGGGTGCTATCCACGGCACCGGATACGGGAACGCCGCCGGTTGAACGGATTTGCTTCTCGGGCGCGGGCGGCGCCTTGCGGGGGGTGACTTTCAATTGCGCCTCCAGTTTGGCAATGGCAAAGGTGAACTTGACGGGATCGGTAATGGCAGCCAATTCCTTGGCCTTGGCCGGGTTCCGCCCCATGGCGTAAATCAGCAAGGCCGGGTTTTCGGCCCCGGCCACGATGATGCTTTGCTGCGGCACGCTGAACGTGGTTTGCGCCACGGCTTCGGCGTCGTCATAATCCGGCACGCGCAATTCAGCCTTGGCCTTGCCGTAGCCTTCCAGCTTAGCTTGCCATGCCTTTTGCTGTTCCTGTTCCGCTTGAAGCTGGCGCGTGATTTCCGCATCGGCAGTGCGCTTGCGGTCATACCAAGCCGTCAATTCGCGCTCATACGCATCGGTATCGTAATCGTGATCCTCCAGCGTAGGTTTCTTGCCGGGATCGGTGGTGGGCGGCGGGGTTGCTTCCTTTGCTGCCAGCTTATCGCGCAATTCCTTGATTTCACGCTCACGCTCGCGGTTGACGCGCCGCAATTCCCGCACCCATTCAGGGGCCGGGGCGGTATCCTGCGGCTCCGGGGCGGGTTCATCGCCAATGGTGACGATTACCTCCTCCGGCTCAGGGGCCGGCGTATCTGGCGCATTAGCCTCGGGCGCGTCAAGCGGGGCAACCTGCTCCTCAATCTCAAGGTCAGGCTCTTGCGTCTGTGTTTCGCTCATTTTGGATTCCTGTCTCGCCCTTCACCGGCAGGGCGGATGCCGTTATTTCTTTTTGCGCGCGGCGCGCATGTTATCCACAAGGTTCGGATACGGGCGCCCGGCTTCCTTTGCCATCGCTTTTGCCGACGCCTTCTGCTTGGGCGCCAGCTTTTTGTCGCCCTTGGTAGGGTCTTTGGTTTTCCATACGGGCTTTTTCATGCTCTGCCTTTCAATGAAAAACAATCTCTTCGCCGTCATCCAGCAACAGTTGCATTGCCGCCATGACAGCCGCCATTTCCTCACGCTCCAGGGCTTCCTGCCGGCGCTGTAGCTTGCGCCTAGCAGCCTGCAATTCGCCCCGGACCATATCGGCCACGAACTCAGGCGTGGCGCTCACCGGCAGGGCGATAGGCTCCAGGGCTATGCGCTCGCCTTCAATCTCAACCTCTGCCACCGGGGCAGCGCGGCGCGGGCGCGGCGCGGGCTGCGCTTCATCTTCCGGCTCGGGCAAGGTGACGCTGGCAAGGTATCGCGCGGCGTCCTCTGCCCGGTCAAAGACCTTGCCATCCACCATATAGACCGCGCGCTTGCGCCCGCGTTGCGCGTTGCCAGGACCGCCGCCGCCGATGGGCTGGGGTTGCGCCGCCGTAGCGCTGGATACCAGCGTCACGGCGCCCAGGGTGACGTTTAGATCAGCCGTGATCGGCGGTTGCGTTATGGTCGCCGTTGAAGATAGCGCCAGGCTTCCAAGCGTGACATTCAGATCGGCGGTAATGCCCGCGCTGCTTACCGTCGCGTCCGATGATAGGGTAAGCGCCCCAAGCGTGACGCTAAGATCAGCCGTAATCCCTACGGACGCGCCGCCAGACTGAAGGAGCGTCAGCAGCGTCATGGAAGTTACTCGCTAGGCGGCGAAAGCTGCTCGTTTAACAGGGCTTGGGTCTGGTTGATCTTGATCTCAACTTCCTGCGCCTGCTGCAATTCATTCAGCCTCTCAAGTGACCCTTTCAGGGTGACAAGGCTGTTGATCTTCGCCTCAAGCATCGCGATCAATTCTTCTTTGTCCATGGCTAGATCACCTGTTGTCTGAGATGGATGCTGAGCGTATTAAGAACCATGTGGACGTAGTAGATTTCCGTGGCGCCATCTTTATAGACCACATCAAACGCGGTATCGCCAACCACGGCTGCGCTTTGGGGATAAAGCATCATGCCCCACGGAAACATTTCTGACCGGGCAAAATCATACGCATACCATCGGCCAATTTGGTCTTTCTGGATATACAGCGTTCCGTTGTGCAGCGCGTATTTAGTGCCCGTGCTGAGCGTGTCGGCATTGGGCGAGTAGGTGATGGTCGCCCAGGTATTGCCCGCGATGTCGTAGCGATGCAGGTCCGCAAACCCGCCGCCCCGGAAGGAATAGATATAGCGCCCGTTCAGGATGGCGCTTTCGTTGCTCCAATCGCTTTCCTGCACCGAATGCACCCAATGTGCGGACATGCCAGCTTGAGGTGCAGCCGCTCGCGCTGCTACAGGGGATAGCGTTGACCATGTGTTCGCCGCGATGTCATAGCGATACATTGTAACGGCGCTGTTGCCGATGTAGTAAAGGAAATTGTCGTTTCCCTCGATTGCATAGGTGCTGGTCGCGTCCGGCGTTGTGGTCCAAGTGGCGACGGTAAGCGTATCCGCCGTGTTGGCCGTGATGGTCCTAATCTGGCCTGCGCCCGTGCCCCCCGTAATGCGAACCTGCGAATTGATCCATTGCGATGTGGTCCAAGTCTTGCCCGTTTGCGTCAGTGTGGTGCTTGTGGCGCTTGTCGCGGTGCCGGTGGCGAAGCTTTTGAAATCACCATCAACAATCGAAGGTGTGGAGATAAGCTTTCCGTCAGTGCCTAAAGAAGCGGGCAGGCCCGTCTGAGTAAGCGTTGTCCACGTGTTGGTGGCAAAGTCATAGACGCGGAAAGATGCTGTCGTTAAAACGCCCGCGCCCACCACATACCAGCGCGGCGTCAGCAGGCGATAGACCGTCGAAGCAGTGAAGGCGCTGGCCTGCACCGGCACTGTAATAACCGCATTCGCGGCAATCGTGTTGGAGGAAATCGTAATTACGGCGCCCGCATTTGGGCCTGACAGGATGTGAACCTTGTAGCCGCGCAAATCGCGCGCAAGGGTTTGGTTGGTGATGATCGTGGTTGTGCTGCCGCCTGTCGCGGTCAGTGAAGCTGCGCCCACCGTCGAGCCTGTTGACCACGCGCTTGCCACCCCAGCCGCGCCACCGCCAAACGTACCGGCCAAGCCCGGCGAGGTAATCGGCACCCATCCATCCTCGGAGGGATTATAGATGAAAGCTTCGGAGTTGCTGCGAACGCAAAGTTGCTGCTGTCTGAAATGGCGCGACGAAGCGATAAAAGTTCCGCTCTGCGTGGTGGTGGGCAGAATGGAGCAAAATTCCCACCGCTTTAGATCAAGAATTTTTCGATTGCCGTTTGTGGTTGCCATCTTAGATCACCGTAATGTTGCGGCGGAGGTTGTCCGCCTGAAGGTGCATTAGCGCGGGAATTTGATCGTTCGACGCAAAGCCGCCCATCTGCGCTTGATTGGTCAGGGTCGCCAAAGATTGACCGCCCGCCAAGCTTGCGGTCATTTGCAATTGCCCGGCGGCCCCCTGCCGCACTTCCATGATCGGCTGCCCCAAAGCATTCGGAAGCGCAAAGCCGATGGTTTTGGTCAAGGCAGCAATCGCAATCCGCATAGCCTCAATGGCTTCAATCAATTCGCCATAGGCGGCGACCGGAAGCGGCGTGGTTGCCGAAGCGTCCACCGCCTCGCCATCCGCGCCGACGCTGATCTTGACCCGCTGGTGAAGAACTCCGCCGATGTTGTCGGCTGCAACCGTGGCGCCCGCGCCGGGCGTGTATCCGACGTTATCGCTCATGCGTTTCCATCCGTAATTGTGAAGGTGTTCACCGTGAAGGATTGCCCCGCCGTGAAGCTGGTGCTGTTCACCGTCATATCCGTGCCGCTGGTGCCCACCGTGCCTTGAATGCCGCAAGCCGTGACGCCGTTGTCATAAACCCGGAAATGCCCTGCCGTGCCGGTGTTATCGGCGCTCAAGTCTTCCCATGTGCTGCTTTTGGACTTGCTGCCATCGCTTGCCGCCGCCATCCAATCGGAAGGCAAATTCACCGTCGCCAGCACTGTGCCGCTATCCGCAGCCGCGCAATTGACGGGCGGGCTGCCCGTGAAAATCTTTAACACCGCCAAAGCGCCAATAGTCGTTTCAATCGCATCAAGCCGCGCGTTACGCACTGCAACAGAAAGCTGAACCGCCATTAGCCTTCAATCCTTTCGCCAACATAGGAACCGTCAGCCGCTTTCCGCACCACAACCTTCGCCTTGCGGGGGCGCGATGCCTTGGCATCCACATCATCAATCTTGGCGGCAATCGCGGCTTGGCTTTGCGCCAGCCCTTCAATCGCCGCGCCAGCATCGGCAAGCGCCATGCTCATAGCGTCAATCGCGGGCTTTAACACCTTCGCAATGCCGCCATCATTATCTACCACAATCATAGGCGGGGCGCCGGATTCGGCACGCATCGGGCGCGGGCTTTCAATGCTGGCGCGGGTCTTTTCCCGCTCCATCTCAACTTCGGCCATCGCCTTAATCCGGGCGACATCGGCATTCAATCGCGCGGTTTCAGCCTGAAGCCTAGCCTTTTCCACATCAGCGTCAATCTTTGCCACCTCGCCGGCCTGCTTTGCCTGGATCATCTCAGGCGAGAACTCCGCCGCGATTTTCTGCGCTTCCGCCTTAATCTTCTCGGCCTCGGCCAATGCTTTCTGCGCTTGCGTGATCAAGTATTGCTGTTCCGGCGTCGGGGGCGGCGGCTGTTGCGCGGCTTCCGCCATCGCTTGCGCTTCTTCCTCTGTCGGTTTCACCACGCCCGTCTGCACAAGCTGTTTGCGGAAATACTCCCGCACATCATCAATGCCCTCGCCTTCCATGTTCATCATGGCCATGGCTTGCAGCACCTTCTGCGTCTCCGGATCGGACGTAATAGCCATCATGCCAGTCAAGGCGCGCACGGTAGCCGCGCGCTTGCTGGAACTGGACGGGCCAACCGTCACCGCAACGTCAAACTCGGCGTCAGATAAATCATTCTCATGCTCGACCTCGCCGTCATCGCTCATGATCGGGCGCATAAGCTCGACGGTGGAAACCTCGCCTTGCGCGCCGATGCCCTTCATCTTGCGGCCTGGCTCGACAAACACGTCCTTCGCCATGGAAAGCCAAACCTCGCCGCACCGCTTCACGGCCTTGCCCATGTTGGACAGGTAGATATAGGCCTGCATATCCAAGCGCTGCTGAATCATTTCCACCGCTTTGCCGGAAATGTTCGATACCATTTTGTCGGCTTGCTGCGCCGATCCCAAGATTTCCTGCATATCCTGTTCGGTCACGGCCAACATGCCAGCCAATGCGGGCGGGATGGCCGGCGGCTTGGTATAGGCCATTGGCCCGGCGGGTTGCTGGTTTCCGCTGGCGTCTGTGATGGGGTTCAACAACAGATAGGGGTAATTCTTTAGGTTGTCCTCTGACCACATCGTTTGATGGCCAAGCACCTGTTCCGGCGTCAGGATCGGCTTTTCCACACTGGAAAGCGCCGCAATCTCGCCCAACTTGGAAAGCTGCATATTCTTCAGGCGTTGCGCGTCCTTTGCCAGCCGCACATGCCCCATGCACCGCTCGACGTTATCCACAAACCAGCGCTTGCCATAAACCGGCACAATCGGGATATTCCTCCCGGAAATGTAACCGGCATCTTCAAGCACTTTGGCGCCGCTCAGGATGTATTTCCGCACCTTCCGGCGCTTCACGCGCTTGCGGCGCATTTCCCGCGCGCCGGTTGCGGCCAGGCGGGCTTCAAGCTCTTCATCTTCATCAAACTCGGCCTGGGAATGCTTTTCCTCTTGCCCGGCAAGGGTCCGGAATATCCGGATAGTTTCGGAAACCTCTTCCACCTTGTAATATTCCGCCACATAGACAACATCGGGCGTTGCCCAATCAAACTCTAGCTGTTGCACTTCCTTGGGCCAGCTTGCCGGGCTGTCATTCCATTCGCGCTCATAGGCCGCTGGCGTCATGGAAGTCAGCACAAAGCAACACTTGGCGTCCGCCTTGTCTTGGCGCTTGGCGTCTAAGTCAAACCAAACGGAACTATCTGCATCAAAAATCGGCTCAATCCGGATGCGCTGCTTATCGTCGTCCTCATCTTCCTCATTGACGTATTCCGTCCGCAAGCGCCAGGCGCCAAAGCCGCCTCCAACCGCCTCTTCAAAGGCGTTGTCATAGGCTTCCTCTGCCACGCTATCCTGTTCATCGGCGCGGTATAGGTCGTTGCAGGTTTCGGCCAAAGGATCATCTTCCCGGCCTTCCTTAGACACAAAGGCAACCGAGATGCGGTTATTCCGGAACTCGTTGAAGATGCGAATGACGGAAAGGTGGACCTTGTTCACCTCAAACTTGGGCTTGTTCTCGAATTGCTCCGAAAGCGGCCCTTCCCATTGAGCGCCGGCGATGGAATAGAAGCGCCGGTCTTTCAGGCATTGCAACCGCTCATCCCGCAATGCGGATTGAATGCGGTCAAACTCCGCCATTGCCTCCTGGTGGAGGTTCGCCAAGGCCTGCTCTCGGGAAATGCGCGCCATGGGACGGCATGTTACCCCCAACGATGGGCACTTGGCAAGGGTATAATTGGGGGGCGGTTTTCTACCTTGGCGCGGCGCACGCCTTCGCAAGCGTAGCGCAATGCGTCTATGACGTGGTTCTTCTTATCTTCCAGGATCGGCAGGATGCGGTCAGTCAAGGGGTCGCGCTTGTAGGAATACAGGGTCAGCTCGTCAATCGTGTGAACGCATCGCGGGTGAACCACGATATCATAGGATTTCAGCCATTCCACCCCTTCCTCCAGGGATCGCGGCCCCTTGACTGCCGGGAAGATGCGCGGGAAGCCATGCTTTCGCATGTGCGAGATAGTCTCGGGCCGGGCATTATCGGCAGTCATCGGCCATTTCTCGGCCTCGGGAATGGTCATGAACAACTCGGGCAGGTTCACGATCTCACACCCGACCTGATAGGCTTCATAGTCCACATAGAGCGTCCGGCCTATGATGTGGCAGCGCACCAAGACGCTGGGGTCCACACTGAAACCCCAGTCAGCCCCCATGCGGTGGATGGCATCGCGCGGCGCGTCAAACTCTTCCACCCGCCAATTTCGGAACACGCGCGCCTCGCTGTTGGCCAGATACCCGCCAAGCCAAACGTGCTTGTATTTGTCCGGATCGCGGCGCCGATCATACTCCATTTCATCCCGTAGCACGTCCGGAAACCATGGGTTCTGGTCATAATTCACGCCAATGACCACGGTATCCTTGGGTGGCGTGTCGCCCCTCAGCAGATGGTCAACCGGGTCTGATTTCTCGCGCGGGTTCCAGGTGAACCATAACTCGCTGCCAGGCTTGCGAATGGTCGGGCGCAGCATGTCCAGGCTGGTTTGGCTAAGGCTCTGCGCCTCTTCCACCCAAGCGCGGTCATAGCCCTCCAGGGACTTGATGCTGTCTGCCGTATGGGTTTTCATGCCCTGGAAGATGATGCGCCCATCGCCCCGGCGCGACTTGATCACCGCCTCCTGAACCTCAAAGTAATCCCCGGCGCCTAGGGTTTCGATCTTGGTTTCAAGCAGGCGCTTGACGGATTGGGCAAGGCTTTTCTGGTTTTCTCGGACGCAAACGGAATAGGTTCCAGGGTCCAAGATATGCGCCTCAATCATGGCCTCGGCGAAGAAGTGCGACTTGCCGGACCCGCGCCCGCCCCATGCGCCTTTGTAGCGGGACGGCGCCAGCAACGGCCTTGCCCATGCCGGGGTTTGGATTTGCAGCGCGGTCATTCAGTCGGAGCGATTGGTGTTAGCGCATTCCACCGCTCAAGCGGTATTTCGCGCCATTCATGCTTGATCATCATTTCCAAAAGCGCCACCACTGGCCCAGGCACGGCCCGCGTCCCGTCACACCAGCGGCGGACCGTGCGGGCGTCAACCATGGCAAAGCGCGCAAAGCCGGCCTGGGATAACCCAAGATCGGCAAGGGCGGCGCGGAATTGGTCAGGGGTCATGGGGTAACGTCAACCAAAACGCTTTCACTAATGCCCAATCTTGAACGGCTGGCGCAAACCCGCGCTTAAAAGCCCGACAACACCGGAAAGCAGCGTCGGCCATATCGTGATCTTCAGCATCCATTGCGCGTTCTGCAATTTCGCGGGCGATCTGAAGGTTGGTCATAGCGCGGCCCCTTATGCTGCTGACTTGGCGCATTCGTCGCCAGATTCAATCCACTCGCGCAGCAGCGCCAGCAATTCCGCGTCATCCATATCTTCGGGGTCAATGCCGCGCGCAATGCAAACATCAATCAAATTTCCCGGACCAGTCGTGCCATAAATGGCGCTCAGAAGGTCTTCGCGGCTGGTGTTTTTATCAATGAACATCTGTCTATCTTCCGTGCCAGCCGGGCTTGATTGCCCTTGCTGATAAAAGGAACATAGGACCATTGGCCCGCACTGTCAACAGAAAAAATGCGCGGTGCGTGAATTATTTTTCGCCCATAAATCGGACGTTCCGCCTGATTTACGTCCGCTTTTTATTCGCCGGGCTTATCCACAATCACGCGCTCGATCCGGGTGATCATCGCGCCACCATCGGCGCCGGTCATCTCCAGCCCGGACTTCTCGTGCAAGCCGATCCTATTCAGCACGGCCAGCGCGGCTTGCAGTGCGCGCGGGTCGGCCTTGTCGTTGGCAATGTCAATCACGGTCTGGATTGCCAGCGGCGCGGCCTGCTCCAGCGTTTCACGGGCCTTATGCACTTTGCCCTCGCCGTTCTTCATGCCAGGCGGGCGACCTGGGCCGGGTTTGCGCTCCACTGGACCTCGGGCACGGCCACCCCAGCCTGCGCCAGTCGCCGGGCCACCTCGCGCGCGCGCGCGACTATTTTCTACCATGTCTGGCGCCTTTTCTACCATTTTTGGCTCCTGTGCTGGTTTTTCGGGTTTAGCATGGCTTCCGGCTTTCGGGGAAGGGTTTTTCATCGGCTGGCCCGCAACCGTTCTGCAAGCGCCGTAAAACGCGCTACAAGCCCCTCCAGGTATTCCCGATCAAACTCGCTCAGGTTTGGCGGTTTAAGCCCATGGGCGCTTTCGATTGCGCGAAGTTCGCAAAATGTCGCCACAACCTCATCGGCATGGGCGCGCGCCACTTGGGCGGGGGTAAGGTCCATCAGCGCCACCGCTTGCCGTGCTGGGGGGTGCGGCGAGGGATCAGCCGGTCGGCGATGGCGCTGGTCAGGCCGGCGGGGGGTGGCCAGGGCTGGCCATCGGCGGTCCATTGATCGAAGGCTGCCTTGATGCTGGCCTTGGTCGGGTAGGCGCTGGCAGGGTCTGGCGCCACCTCGCATGGGGCGGAGGGGGCGCTGGGGGCGGTGCGAGGAGGGACTTTTTCAAACCTTCCCACCTGCGCATATGCGCGCGCGCCCGTATTTGTAAAAGGTTGGGAAAACTCCCCATCGCATCGCCCCCTCCGCCCCCCTTCGGGGTCAAACAGGTCAAGCTGGGATTTAGAAATCATCTTCCATCTCCTTCAATTTGATACCGCCTACCCAATCCTGTCCCCGAACGCGGCGACGGAATAAACCCTTGCGGCGATTGATATTTTCGGCAAATTCTTGGTTGCTCGGAGCGTGTTCCCCGTTCGCTTTGGCCCAATTCCGGAAGTCGGAATAAAGGGCGCCAGGCCGCGCGCTGAAGGTTGCGTCAAGGGCGCACCGCTCCGCAATCCACCTGCCGAAAGCGTCTTGCAGGTCGAAATACTCGGCTGTTTTCGCCGCGATGGCCGGCGCGGTGCCGAGGCGCTGCTGTTGCCACGCAAGGCAACCCTCGATCATCCATTGCAGGATTGCCGGGTATTCTGCCTCTAGCCGGGTTTTGAGGGTATGGTCAGGCTCTGCCGGTTCGTTGTCAAATGGCACGATCCGCAACCGGCGCTCCATGGCCTTGCTGCGGCCCTTGAGGCGCGGCGCGTGATTGCCGACGAACATCAGCTTATATTGCGGCCAATACTCAAAGGGGCGCCCGAACGGCTGACGCGCGGAGACTGGCGCTTCGTTGCCGGTCAATTCCTTGATCTGGCTTTCGGCCCAAGCGTGGCCCGCCTCTGTCTCTGACGCGGTGACAAGGCGACTGCCGGCCATACGGGCGCGGTAGTATTCCACGTTCATTCTGGAATCTGCCGTGAAGGCCCCCATGGGCGCCGCTACGGCATAACCGCCTAGGATCGTGGTGACCGTGGTAACAAAAACGCCTTTGCCGTTGCCGCCGCTGCCATACAGGAAGGCCAGCATTTCCTCTGTAACGTCGCCGGTCAGGAAATACCCGCAAAGGCGCTGTAGGAAGGCAATGGTTTCCGGGTCGTTGGCGGTCGCTTCGATTAGGAAGCTGCGCCATAGGACCGGATCGGATGAAGGAGCGGCGGGGGCTATGAACGTGTTTCGGCTGATGTATTCGCCGGGCTTGGCATCTCGTTTCTTGCCTGTTTTCAGGTCCACCACGCCACCTGGAACGCCGAGAAGCCAAGGGTCAGCATCCCAAACGGCTTGATGCACGGCGATGCGCGTGTCCGACTTGGCAAACTCTAAGACGTTGCGGGTGAAGGATAACTTGCCCATGGCCTTGCGCTCGCCCTCGGATATGCCTGGCGTCGCCTGAAGGTCGCGCAAGAATTGCCGGGCGCGGTCATTGGCCTCGCCTATCCCGTCAACCGTCCACTTGCCCTTGCTGAAAAGAAACCATTGGCCTGCGGTATGGTCCCAAACCATCTTGCCCTCCTGCTTTGCGGCGAAAGCAAGGGCGGCTTGCTCTTCCGAAAAAGACATAATGCCAGCCTCTGACTTGGCAGACTTGGCGGCGGCACGTTGCTGGCGTGCCGATCCGGTAAGGGCGCGGTTCCAATCGTCGGGATCATAATCTGACACGTCTGGCGTCCGGTTCAACTGCATCAAGAATGCGGCGGGCGGCTTCATTCTCCGACATCTCCCAAGTGTAGCTTGCTAGGCTGATGATGCTGCGCCCTTTGGCGCCGTCTGTTTTCCAATCACATGAAACAGTGCAGAACCAGACGGCAGGCGCTTTGCGGTGGCGTTGTAGCAAAAGGCAAGGCCAATCGGCGCGATCTGCGCGCGTGTCTAGGCTTTCCCTCAAGATGGCGTATTCAAACCAAAGCGGCGTTCCAATGCGCGGCGCTTGAAATATCGCGCGCTTGTATCCCATCGCGGCCAATGCCATAGCCAAACTGTCGCGCGACATGCGCGCGTATTCATTGGCGATCTCTGCCGCAGTTGGCGCGGGAAGCGCATCATATATTGACCGGCGCTTCATTCCTTGCCCTGCTTCCATGTCTCAAAATGCGCCTCGCGTTCCGCGTCCTCTACCGGGTCCGGCACGCGCTCGGCAAGGTTGCGGGCGAAGCGCTGGTAAAAGGCCAGGCGCTCTTCTAGGGTGGATGGGACGGGTTCAGACATAAAAATATCCCTTGACAGATAGGGCCAATGGGCCTAAGTTATGCGTATGTCCAAGCCCGCAACCCGCCCCGCCCTTCCTGCCGATGCAATCGGCTTCATCGCTTGCCGTGACGACCGGCCCGAACGCCTGGCGCTGTTCAAGGCCGACGGCAGCCTGTCCAACACGTTCCGCATTGACGAAACGATTGACACGCTGCGCCCCGCCCTTGCGGCGGCTGGCATGACGGTGGACGCGCAAGGCATTGTCCGCCGTGTCGCCTGAGCAATTCCGGGAAGCGATTGCCGCGCTGGGCATGTCGCAACGCGCGGCGGCAACTGCGCTTGAGGTGGATGAACGCACAGTGCGGAAATGGGCGCTTGGAGAGCGCGCGATCCCTGGCCCGGCAAGGGTGGCGCTACGTTGCATGATGATCATCCATGAGCGTATCGCGCGCCAGATTTGCGGCCAGATTTGCAATCGAAAGCAGTAAATCCCGAAACTCGGGCGGCGTGGCGTTGCGGATTGCCTTCTTGTGCTTTCCGCCGATCATACTGACCATGCCTTTGCGGCGCGCGTATTCATAGCCGTGCCTTTCGACCATCTTGGGGTCTAGGCGTTGCTCACCCTGGCCCCAGCGAAGCGGCGGCACGATCACCTTGAAAGCGTAAAGCCATGTAGCCTTGCGGGCCGGGTGACCGTAGTGGCCTTGCTCCACATAACAAGTCAGGCCACCAAACTGATCTGCCGGCGTCCAACCGCCCGACCTAGCAGGGCGGTTCAGCCCAAAAGCGCGCCATGCGTGACTATCGGCGGGATGCTCCAACACGCCCCCGTAAAGGCGCACCGCTTCAAGCGCCGCCGCAAAACATCCGCCATCATCCCCTAGCTTGAATTGATGCGGCTTGCGCGGGCTTCCATGCCAGAAACGCCCCCACCGCTCGCACGGCGGATGCGCTACAACGGGCCAAGGCCCGGGATATAACCGCGCATCGCGCGCCTGGTCCCAAGGATCAACGCCGGGAAGACCGTAATATGCGCCGCCTGGTTCGACATAAAGCGCAGCTATCATCTCACGTTCCATCCCCATTCCTGCAACATCAGCACCGCGTCATCCTGCGACCGCACCACCGCCACGTCATGGCCCATGCGGCGCAGCATGGCGAGGCAGTCATCTTGCGCGGCTGACGTGCGGCCTTTCTCGGCCTT